GAGGTACGGCACACATAAATAGGCACACCTATTGTCTGGACAATGGGCGTGCTTATGGGTTGTGTGGTATGGTTCACACGCAGACAACTTGACAACGTTCTTGGGTTTGCATACTATTAATACATCAAGAACGGAACAGAAAGGAACCGAACAATGGAAACCAACGGCAAGTTCTACATGACAGACATGATCCGCAGCATGCTGAAGGGCATGCACTACCAGTTCAATGGCGAGCGGCTGAAGGTGATCACGAACAAGTACAAGTTTCACGTGCGGATGACCAAGGATGGCTTCAGGGTGATGGGGGCGAACAAGATGGTGTTCGTCAAGTCATTCACTGACGTTCTGAATCACATCAAGAGCCACGGCTGAGAGTTAAGGACCGGCTTAGGCCGGTCCTTAACTATTACCACATTATTAACTAGATAATCGTTTAATTATCACCGTGATCTAGTTAACAGATAATTGCGTTGACAACCAGAGAACGTTGATGCATTATTAATACATGAACGAGACAGCACTTACAGGTTGGACAAAGAGACACGACGGCACGTGGGAGGCGATGATCGACGGCATATCACATTTGATTGATCGGGACGGCAATATGTTTTACGTATATCGTTCACTTGGATGGGAACAGATTGATGTTGCACCATCGCTTATTGAAGCAATGGTCAAGGCAGAGAGGCATTAATCTTGGCTGAATTTAGTACTCTTTCAGATATTTTTGGTCGCGGCGCATGGACCCTGCTCAAGGAGATGGATGGAATTGAGGTGTTCAATGTCAATTCGGACGACAGATCGTGCTTCATAATGCTCGGGGGCCAGGAGTACAAGATTACGAGAGCCCATCATCGTAGGTGGCACGCGGTGACTACCGGGTATTGGCGGGCTTTTGGGTCTCAATGGGAGTTGTTGGCTTGGATTGGTGACCGGTTATGAAGCGGTCACATCATGGACTCCATTCAGCATCTAAGGTGTTGACTCACTGGAAGGTTTCTAATTTTATCACAGAATGTCTATTGAATGGATATCACATTGCCTATTATCATGATACCGGGAGGCTTCATTACTGGAAGGATGCTACGAACGAATATCACATCATGGCGACGGATTTGATTATTTCTTCAGAGACAGGATTAGGAATTGTCCAAGCAAATTATTCTAGAGCGAACCGGCGATAGTAATTGGTATATCAAGAACACTGACCACAACGACACACCAGAAAGGACTGCGGCTTGGGTTAAGTCGCTGAAGTGCAATGCGACAATTGAAGAGTAGACTGAGTCATGATACGCGCTTTGGACTTATGCGTCTAGGAGGGATTGTTGACGAAAATATTTATGATAATGATTTTGTTCGCATTTGGTTTGACGATGAAATGATGACTCTCTCCTGGAACGGCAACTTGTGGGCTTTGACTTACAAAGACAAGACCATATTGTCTCCAGAAGACAAATTACCACTTGCCGCTCGCTTTCTTCTTCTTAACTATATGGTTAAGCATAATGTTGTCGCTCAATAGTGTTAAACGTGAGTTGCGCTGCTACGGCATGCGTGAGGCTTATACGCCGGGCGGAGTGAACATTCTTTATTGTGGGGAGATCGCCATTCGATTGATTAACGATTACACAATTGAGACATGGAATTCGAGTGAAGCATCGAGTGGTACTATTCAATATTTTGATTCTATTTTCTTTAAAAACAATGCGATTTTAGAGATGGGCCTTGAAGGCCTAGGGGTGGTTTGATGTTTTATTTTAAAGACTACGTTACTAGATACAATATTGACAATCAATTGCCGCATTATAAAATCACTGCAAGAGATAATATTCTAGTGATAGATGGATTTGATTATCGCATACGCACTTACGGATGGCCCGACAATCGAGTGACTGTTGCCAACAAGATTACTGGCGTCAATACGATTAAGAGATTCGGTCCACGCGGGCGTGACAAATGTGAATCCTATCTCAGATCATGTTTAGAAATTTTGGGTGTTGAATTTCCCGAGGAGGAATGATGGCTATTTCATATAAGAAAGTGTGTGTTGAATTACTTGAGGCTATCAGCACTTTTAGTGAGGAAGATTCGGCGAAGATCAATGCGAAATTTGTTGCCGGAACATCCTGTATTTACGACAAGATGAAGGTGGAGTTTTCAACCCCCGAAGGCGAACATACGATCGAGAAGACTACTTCCGGCTGGGAGCACACTGTGGTGAAGGTCAGATCTGGAAGTGAGATCACGGATGTGATTTGAATACAGATATCCCCCGGAGTGGCTGGATGCTCCGGGGGATACCTGTGTCTTGGGTTAGGGGCGTTTCGCGTTCTTGCGATAGCGTTCCCATGCGGCCTGGGATACTGGACCCCAGACGCCGTCGTCCTCGACTCCGAGTGCTCGCTGGATTGCGGCGACTACTCGGTCGTGTGCGGCGTCGCTAGCGTCTCCCCACACACCGTCGGGGTTGGTTCCGACGACGGATTGTGTGTACTGGATTCCGTAGGGGAAGTGCCTCCCTGCCCATCCGCTGGCAGCGACGACGGCGTAGAGTCGCTTCTCGGTGTCGGGCCCCAGGATGTTGTCTGGGGTGGCGCCGATTGCGGTCTGGATTCCGGTGATGTTGCTGGTTCCGTCGCTGGTTCGGGCGACGGCGTAGTCGTCGACTAGGCGGATGCCGTAGACGATATCGTCCATGTCGCGCTGCTTGCTGGCGACGACACCGCCGTTGCCCTGGGGTCCGGAGTAGCCCCAGGACGTGTTTCCCTCGACGGTGTCGATCTTGTTGCCGTAGGGGGCGGTGACGGCGATTCCGATGTGGTCGGACTCGCCGTCGCCTTGCCAGTCGAAGGTGACGGCGTCGCCTGGGCGGACGTCCCACTTGCTGATGAGTACGCCGCGTGCACGAGCTTCGTTCTCGCGTCCGGGGACGTAGGCGGAGCGCCATGCGATGCCGACGGTGGAGAGGACCCAGGAGACGAACATGTCGCAGTAGGGGACGCCGCTGGCGGCGAACATGTCGTTGCCGACGGCGCGGGCGTACCATCGCCCGTACTTAGTACCATTCTCCTCGTCGGCCCATCGGCTGTAGCCGACTTCGCCTTTTGCGACGCGGATGATGTCTGCTCGCGTTGCCATTACCTGTCTCCTACTCGCGGGACGTTGTAGGCGGCGACTCCGAAGAATCCTGCGGTGATGAAGTTGATTGTGTCGATGTAGGATCCTTCGATGACTCGCATGGCGCTGAGTGCTACGAGGATTCCGAAGCACGCACAGTAGGCGTAGAAGCGGACCTTGGGGTCAATGCCCTTAGACGGGGCTTCGTGCTCACCCATTATTTTTCTCCTTGAGGTAGGAAAGGATTTCTTTCAACTGGCGGTTTTGCGCGTCTATGGTAGATCCGCCATGATTTGGTTTGACGTGGTACTGCACGTCTTTGAGTTTATCCTCGATATCATCTAGTCGCGCCACGACACCCGGCTTATCGGGAGTTCCTTCCCATGCCGCAAGCATTACGGAGAGGTGATCTAAAAATCGGGTAAATCGATACACGAACTTTCCAACAATGGTAGTCAAGGTTATGATCCCGACTATAACGGCCACATCTAGCGTTTGAGGTAGATTAATCATCGGACAAAGATTTCTGCGAACATGTTGCGGGTTTCTGGCGAGTCAGAGAAAAGGCGTCCTTTTCGATACGTACTCCTCATGATTGACAATACTTTGTCGCCATACATAAGCAGTCTCTCTCCTTCTCGCAAGTCTGTGACCTTATAGGCCCATCTTACCCGATCCCCCTTGGGTTGTCTCCTCTGGGCGAACCACGTGGCGCCGTCGATCCAGATGGAGACCTCGCCGTCGGGGCAACGAAGGCTGAAGGCGTATCGCGCTTTTCCAGACTTTTTCATGACGAAGTCGTCGTAGTTGTCTGCGAACTTGTTGCTGATTGCATACTCAGCATAGTCCTCAGCATAGTTTGTAATGAATGACCCGAACCGGGTGTGCGCCACTTCCGACTGAAATTGCTCACTGTCAACAAAGTCGGTGACAATGAATCCGTCTGCATGGCGGGAAACGCCTTCAACAGGCTCGATATGAAAGCGGATGAAGTAGGGGTTCATGATGGACACAGAGTTTGAGAGCATGAGGCACCGAACCCTGTCCTGATAGCGGTCTACCGTTGAGTAGAAATCCATGAACACTTTCGCCTCATCGGGCAGATATCTTAGTGACCCTTTATCAATGATAAACTCATCAAAGATGATTGTGTAGACGTTGGGGTACGCGATCGACTTGTTAGCCTGCGCCGTAGACAGAGGAATGAAGTAACCAATCGTCTCCCACTTTTTACCCACCTTGCGCTGGGCGAACTGTCCCTCAACGCGAAACTCTTCATCAGGAAACTCTGACTGAATGTCAGCGAAGAACGAGTTGCGCCCTTTTAGTTCCGTCTTGTAGCGTCGAAGGTAGATGAATTGCTGTCCCCTGTTGATCGCATTCTTGATAACGATTTTCTTAGCACCATAGGTCTTACCCAGGCCGCGAGCACCCATAATCATATTGAAGACGCCCGCGTATGAGAGCACCTTCGAGAACGAATAATAACTGAATTTCTTTTTCAATCGTGTCTCCTTACCGTCCACCACCGAGTACCGGCAAGGCGATCGATGCTAGTGATTACAGGTCCATAATAAGGGTTCCCTCCGTGCCCAATCAAACGATTGGAGTCCACAACCATTTCTACGTGATCGGTCTCGGGATAGTAGGATCCCGTAGACCGCCAAGCCATGACGATCATATCGCCAGGTCTCAGCATGGCACGCTGCGCGGCCGTCATGGCACCGCTACCGCGGGGCATGACCTCTCTCCCACGGTTGTACTGGTCGCCCGTCCACGTGCCCACGAATGTCCCTGACGTGTCCTTGTAGGCCCGGTAGATCGTGGATGAGCAGTCACCGAAACCCGAGTTGTCGGGGTCCAGGCGGCCTGGCGCCTGCCGGTACCCGAATTTCCCGATCCGGGACATCATCCACTTCAGAGCCTTCGCTCCCTTGGACCCGTCGCCGCCCCCACCAGGGTCGCCGCCGGGGTTGGGCGCAGCTGCACTTCCCTCGTTGAATCCGAGCGCGTGGGCGTTGTTCCACGCGCCCGAGACGATCTCCTGGACCTTGGCCTCGGAATTGCCCATATCCATTTTCCAGAGATTGATGCCCACCGGGGTTCCCACCGAGGTTCCGAAGCGCGTGCGTAGCCATACCAGGTTTGAGTTGTCGAGCAGCAAGTATCCAACGCCCGGCCCAACAACGAGGCTGGCGAAGTTGGACTGTGATGCCCTGCCACCATTGCCGTCAGGTGTGGTAGTGCTGCTGGATCCACCACTACCAACACCACTGGTATCCTTTGACTTGATGATGTTGTACGCGGTGTTGTAACGCGTGCTGTACACACCTAGCACGGCGTCTGATAGGATGGCGGACTTCATTCCATCGAGATTTGTTCCGCCAACGCGATTCGCGATTCGCATCGCCCGCTGTGGAGACTGGTGGTAGGCGACGGCCCACAGGATGAATGTCTCGGTGTTGGTGTCGGGGTTGATTCCGTACTTGAGCGCCATGTTTCTATAGGTGCTGTTGGCGTCAAGGATTAGTTGGTTGTCCTGGATGTTGCGGTTATTAAGTAGGAACGGCTTGAGTGCGTCACCGAAGTTTCTGGGCAGATAATAGGTATTCCAGAACGCGTCACTCTCATTGTGTGCGTTCATGATGTTTCGGAAGTCTTGTGGCAGAGCCCCATATCCCGCAGAGTCAACATTTTTCATCTTGTTGATTAGTGCCGCAGCGCGAGTACCATACCACTGCCCAATTCCCACAGTGATTGGATCGTTGTAGTTGATTGCGGCATAGTTCATAGACGACTCGACAGTGCCGATCGCTTTGACCCACACTTTTCGCATGGTTTCATCCCAGGCCATTTATCCTCCTAGATAGACGTCTGCCCCCATTTTACCATGGGGGCAGACGTGCTCGTTAGAAGATGGAATACGATGCGTCAATTGCTAGCCGGGTCCCCGCGGGAATGTCCTTTAAGGCAATGACGTTGCCATTGTGGTTGACATTCCCTCGGAACGCCGTGGAGTCCTGCCACATCGTCACGTAAAAGTTCGTGTACGGGCGAGCCCACGCGGGAAGCCTGAACAGGACCTCACCATTAGTGACGCTACCGACCTCGAATGTTGCATGGATGGTGACGTCGTCACGCTCCCGTCGACAGACGGCGTAGAGGAAATTGTTCTGTCGCACGTTATCGAGATTTGCGAGCCCCGTAATGTCCTCCCAACCGTAATTGACCCAACCGGAGCCACCCCGAAGCCAGGCATCAAATTGCTGCTGGGCGTACTTGTAACCCGCCGGAGTGAAGTGAACATTCATGTCGGGCGTGAAGAACTTAGCCTCCTGACCGTTATGGAACCATGAGCGAGACCCTTCACAGACAACCGCTCCGTGCGGGGTGGCAAGTCGCTTGATCGCATTCGTGGTTGAGGCGCAACGGCGGGCGATATTGAAGTCATTGTTTGCGTCGCACTCATTATAGAGTGCGGGCAGAACAATAATATCCTTACAGTTCGGGAACGCCTCCTTCAGTTTCTGCATGAACCGCTCAAATGGCTGGCTGATATCACGTCCGGTTCGGATATCGTAGATGAGGTCGATGATGTAGCAGCGCCCCGTCAGGCCTCGCTGAAACTCACTAATCTGGGTCGCAGCATTATTGAGCATGGTAAGAAAGTTGTTGTCATCGTTTGAGGTGAACCCACCACCATTTGATGCGTAGTTGTGAGGGATCTCCCCCTTGCTCCTACACCAATCATCCCACGTCCCGTTGGCATATCCAGTAAGGATCGCGTTAGACGAACCAAGGATAAGCGTGTGGGGATACTTGCTAACCCTGTTTACAATGCTGTTGGACTCAAGGTCATTTAGCCGCCGATCAGCGTTCGCCTTGTTACTGTTAACCGACGAACGGACCGTCGTCAGTTCATCCAGCACATCCTGCATTCCCTGACTGCTGGCGACGGCTATCTGTGATCCGTCCTTGGCAGTCGTAGTGAAGAACTTGCCAGACGGATGCTTCTCAAACTTTTCAACTAAAAGAGACTTGAGGAATGCGTCGGTCTGCTTATCGAGTTCCTTTAGCGCATTCTTGAACGACGTCTGTTGTGTATCAAATACGTCTCGATTGCTGGCTACGAACTCCTTCACTTTTTCGTTGAACTCGGCGACCAGACGCCTCTCCTCCTCTCCGAACTCGTTGACATACTCAACAATATCGGAGATGACCTCACGTAACCTGGAGAGAACTTCATAGTACGTGAGCCCATCTCCGTAGGTGAACGGCGTCACGTTATTAATGTTGACGGTGTTAATGAGATAATTGGCCTCCTCCATTCTCTTATAGATCTGTAGCCAGCGGCGAGACTTGTCGGCAATAGGCATTTTTACTCCTAATACATCCCATAGTTGAGGTAGTGGCGAGTGCGGGGCTGGGCATTGTCCCAGATGCCCATAAACAGGTCGGACAGTTCTGCGATAACAAAGTCGTCCACATTCACGAGAGTGTTTCGATAGCGAGCGATCTGCTCCCCCTTACCCATATTGTATCCCGTGGAAAGGGAGTGCTGGTTGTTCCGGTAGTCGTTGGTTCCGGTACTGCTCGACGTCGAGGTCGTCGTGTTCGTGCTATTGCCCTTGGTGGATGCGTCGCTGATGGACGTCGCATAGTCCCCGTCCCCTGCTAGGCGGCTCTGAGGGGTGTCGGACCCCACTGTACGGCCCGTGGAGTTGGTAGTGCCGGAGCCATTGCTGTCCTGCCGGTTCGTCCCACTGTTCTGCGACCTCCCGTCCTGAGAGGTCTCATTGACGCGGCGCCCACCATCCAGCGGATCGTTGTTGAGGAGCTCGGCCTCATACATGCGATTGTACCGAGGCATGATGCGCTCCATCTTCAACTTGAGTCGCCAGATGAAAATATCTGGTGTCTCGTGTGCGATCTCTTGGAGCCAGTACTCTCGTTTAATGCGATCGTTAAGGACCTTGCGATAGTCCTCATTAAAAATGGGGTAGTCGTCAAGGCCAATGTGGTCTCCGGTTACTTTAACAACGTCTTTAAGACGCATTGTGAACTGTGCGGGCACTACTCTTCTCCTCCCTCATCGTAGGTGGTCAGGTTCTGTACGGCCAGATAGTCCTCCATATTCGGGGCGGCACTGTCGTCGACCGCCCATTCGCATGAGATCTGTAGTCCAAACTTTTCGTTTATCTGCTCGCAAGCCAACTGACGGGGCTTCATGAATGACTCGCGCGACGCAAGGACCTGCCCCGAGTTTCCCGCCGCCTCCTCGACAACCATGCGCTCGCGCTTCTCACTGTTGACGTTCATGATTCCGAGCATCGTCAGAGCCTCGCCCCATATCTTGGCCTTGGACTCCATGTGCTTGATGCTAGAAACGGCGCCCGCGCCCGCGTTCTGGTTGAGCGGAAAGACTCCGATCATGCTGGCAAGATTATCGACAGCCAAATTTTCGGTCCCCCACACAACGGGTTCACCATCGTAAATCTTACTAATCAAATTTTGTACAGTCAGCCTCTGGTCCTGACTGCACGCAACAATCATCGGATTGCGCTCATTAAGCAAGTCAATCTCGATAGTGCGGTCAATCTGGGCGAGGCGCGCGGCGTAGGAGAGCACAACATCAATCTCAGGCACCCTAATCTGGTTCCCCCAGATACAGACGGACTCGCTGGCGGGCACGTCGCGCGAATAGACTCCATTTCGCGTCACCCGATAGCCAGTGGGATTGTCCTGGATGTCCAGTGGTCCAGAGATTGTTGCAGGCATTGCCATGAACATCTCAAAGAATGAGTCGTAGTAAAACACACTGTACCCATTATTGAAGATAGTTGTCTCAATGAAGCGCGGATCGATCCCGTTGGGTAGACCTTCCCAAGTGAACCTAGAAATGCACTTTCCCATCAATTGGCGTCTGTACATATACTCCAGCGCCGCCTGACGGTTCTCAGATGTGGATGGCTTTGCAGCCATCACCTCACGATAGACGGTATTCTTGACATAGTCTCTTTTAGGCAATCAAACTCACCTGATTCGTCTTGTCGATCCGATTGTTCCTGATGTTGATTGTACCAATCCGTTGGGGCGATCGCCACAAAGTCACACCCTTTTCAAAGATGCCCCTCACGGTCCCCTTGAAGGTCTCAGGGATGTCCGCCCGCTCCAAATAGCACTCGGCCAGTTTCCAGTACGTGAACTCGCTCATCAAAGAAAGACGGCTTGGCATCTTGATCCACGTGTTCATCGCGTACCCGTAGCGCAACCAGTAGTCGCCAACACGACGAATAGCCGCGTCGGAGAGCAGTCGCACGCGACAATCGATCACCAAGCCGTTAGAGACCATCGCCGCTACAGTTCCCGCTGTCTGCCCAATAACAGCAGGCGGAATGACCTGCATGTCTTGCTGCTGCCCATTAATGCTGGCGATTGCTGCCTCATAGTCGCCATTTGCAGCGAACTGTGCAAGGTCATAGTTTGTGTCCCGAACCGCGCGCTGCTGCGTCTGGGAGATCTGTGAGGCGCCGCTGGCCAACTGATTCTGGATGTTCGCCGTCGACTGCGCCTGCGAGTTCTGGATCATCGCACTGATTCCCGCTGTGGCCGCTTGACCAATGCCCGCGCCCACGGCCTGCCCATTGAGCCCAATGGCGCCTCCGAGAGCCGTCATTCCACCCTGCACCGCCTGGACGGTAGCTCGCATGTTATTGTAGCGAGACTGTGAGTCGGCCATTGCAGAGTTACCCCACATAGTATTCTCGGCGCCTGCCTGGGTTGCAGCAATCCCCGCGTTAGCAATGTCGCGAGACGCTACAGCACTACGCTGAGCACGACGCTGCTGCCACTTAGCAGAGTTGATCTGTGCCGCAATCGTGTGAGCATTCGAGGCCAGATTATTGAGTCCTGAGTTATTGAGCACTGAGAATGTGGGAAGTGAGGTGTACCCGGTAACCAGATCCCACTCCTCACCGTACTCATCCTCCTCATGGGTGCTTGGACCGACAAGGCGCTTGGAGGCCCATTTGTTGTTGTAGTCCTTGATTGTGAACATTAATTGGGGGTTGGGCGGAACGACATGCCCATACTGCAGGAGCCCGATACCGGTAGTCATAAGCGACTCCGGGCGAAGTTCAACAGGATTTCCCGTGTAGGTCGTGAGCTCAAGGATGCAGTAGGGGGCGGTCATGAACTTGCGAAGTTCCTGATACGCCTTCGGTAGCATGCTCATGATCTCCTTTCGGAAATCATGATTAGTCAACGGAAAAGCACGGTTGACATAGACGTCGCCAGTGCCGACCTTGTACCAACTCACACTCCCGATTCGCGTCGCGTTTGCGGGATTCTTGGACACCACGCCCTTCGGCACGATAGTCACGGAGCCAATGCCCTGGGCGACCCACGGGTACGCGGAGAGCGCTGAAAGCCCTTCGAGATAGTCGTTGCGCGACGTGACCCACACACTGGCTGAGTTGGGGAGACCCTCAGCCTTTGACCCATTAGCCATTTTGAACCGTGGGCTCGCAAGGTTCCCCCACTCTGCTGCAAGGTCAATGGTGCTGGTGATAACGACGTCATAGTCACCATTGAAGACATCGGCAATCACGCGCCGGTATGAGCGAATGACCTGGTGCTCGCCCCCGACGTCGAGGCCTTCGGGCTGAGCGAGCCATTCACGGCCGTTGTCGTTGAAACTGTCAATGGCAGTGATCCCCATGTGTCCACGCTCAAGGTAGCACCGTCCAAACTTAACGCGCTGATAGTATGTTGACCAGACGTCGAGTTGAAGTGTTAACTGCGTAGTGTTAGGTGCTATGTAGTCCACGCTAGTGATGAAGTAGAAGAAGGCGTGAGGCGTGTAGCCCTCAAAATTCTTCGAGTCAATTGGGCGGCCTGGGTTCTCAACCATTACGTAGTTATACTGGTTCGCCTTAGTGAAAGGCGTAGAGATGCGAATCGGCTTGCCTTGAGCAAGGTATGTTAGTTGATTTATCTCGACCTTGTTAACCTTATTGAATGACTTAACATACTGATAAGGCGTCCAGCCGTAAGCGTCCCAGTCAATAATGTCACGATAAGTATTATCAAACGGCACGTTACACATAGTAATAACACTGCCTGCAGACCACACCGAGTAATCAAACGACAATCCTGCATTAGTCTCTGGTGGATCACCATAAATCTGTGTCATATCTCCTCCATTAACAGTAAAACCCCCACCGTCCCGGAGGATAGTGGGGGTGGTTACTGACTCAGTATATCATGCCTGAATCTGGATTGAAATCTCTTTCTTGACGGGCTTAGTGCCGCCCGGAGCAGACTTCGTGTCAACGGAGACCCCGAGCGTTGGGTACCCGTTCTTCTCGTCGGTCCCGATAGTCAGGACGCCGTCGTTAGAGATCTTTGTAGCCTTGCTGGTCATATTCTTGATGTACCAGTCGGTAGCGTATCCCTTGTTGGCGGGCGGGGTCTTCCAGACGATCTTCGCCTGCCGGACGGCGCCCGGCTTCATCACACTACTGTGTGTCCCGTCCTGGTTGAGCGTCTGAATCGTGTCGATCTCAGCGTTCGTCTCGTCGGCCGGAACGACGATCTTCGTGCTCTCCTTCGTCCCAAACGCAATCGCGGGAGTAAACGGAGAGGCCGAAATCAGTGACCAGTGGTGCAGCCAGTAGTTGTCATAAAGCCCCTCGGGGTTCTGAATGGAGCGGTTCTCCAGGAGGACATCCTTAATCAGTAGGAACTCACGAGTGGTCAGGATCGCACTGACGTCCTTGAGCCCGAGAGCCTCATTTGGAACGGTGATGATGTGCGACGGAGCCTCCGCGTCCTGGCGGTTGAACGCAGCGGACAGTGAGGTGACGTCGACGTTGGCCTTGAACTCGGGCGTCGCAATGAGAACGAGATTCTCGGGGCGAGCGAACGAGTGAACTGCCGCCGCATTGTATGCAGGAGTAGGGTAGCGCATCTTGTCTGCAGCCACGCGGAGCGCCTTAAGAGCTGCGTCCGTGTGCGTCTTGTCTGCGTCAAAGACATTCAGGTCGGGGATCTGAATACGATGGAACCCGTGCTTCTCATCATAGGTCCGGAACAGAGAGCAGATGGTCAGGAACTCGGACCACTCATCCGAGGACGCAGCGACACTCATAGTCTGAGACAGCATCTCAGACAGCCCCGTGTCACTCAGGAAGGCGCGGCGGAGAACGTCTCGGTTGAAGGTGACCTTGAACTTTTCCTTGCGGTTAATCGTGTGGAAGGCGCTGTAGGCCGGCGGTCGTGCCTGGCCGAAGACGTCCTTCTCCAGGTAGTCGCGATTCTCGTCGTAGATAGTGGGCTTGATGAAGTCCATGTGCACCTCTTCGATGGTGTCACCGAAATTCATCATGCCGTCCTTGAAGACAGCCAAGGGGTTGCGCCAAGAAATATCGCGCACAACCGTGGATCCGATCCGGTTAATCAGTGCTGACATGAACTCGTTTCGAGAAACATTGTCAGACATGATTCCCTGAATGGTCTCCTGGATATTAGCCTTAGTGGCCTCGGGAACCATCTCCTGGTAGTCCCTACGCGCATCCGAACGAATCGCGTTAAGCATATCGACGTTTGAGACGTCATCTCGCAAGCGGGGCATAATTACTTCCTCGTGAATAGATCTGAAATTGACTTAGGCTTCCAGTTCCCATCAGGAACCGATGAGTCAGGATTGTCCCCAGATGAGAAAAGACCTGAAAGACCTGCGAGAGTCTTCCCAGTGCTCTTTACGGCATCTGTGTCAATCCCCATTTCCTTAATTGTAGCACTACCAGCATCCTTCAGGGCAGTGCCAGCAAGATTAGCAGCAGCTCCGCCGACCTCACCAATGCCCTGGGCCACAGCCTTAGCGTCATCCGCCGTCGACGCCACGGCCGCCTTAACATCATCCGCAGTCATCTCCTTGCTAGCGGGAACGTCGTCGCCCGCAAACGGGTTACCTGACTCGCGGTCAGTAGGAGTAAGCATTCCTGAGAGGCGTCCCTCGAGTTCGCCCTGAAGCGCGGTGATCTTGTCCCCGAAAACGCTCGCCAGGTGATCCCAGGCGGCCTTCGTATCCTTGAAGGGATCCGCATCCTTCTCAGGGTTAGGGTCGCCACCCATCATGTTTCGATCGGACGGAGACACGGCCTTGTTATCACCATCAGAATCGCCCGGATCATAAACATTAGACTCGGGCAGACCCATCTCCTTCTTCTGTTCAGACGAAAGATGTGCTGTGTCTCGATTCATCTGCTGAGCACGCTCTTGCTGATACTTCGGATCGGCAAGTTTGTCGCCAGTAACACCCGTTACGGGAACGCGCGACTTGTCGGGCTTGCTCTCAAGATTCTTCTTGGTCTGTTCCTGGGTTCGCTTGGCGTCCTCAGCAACATTTCCTGTCCCCTTATACTTATCAGCCTTTCCCATTTCTTCTCCTAATAGTGTGGTAGGCTAGGAACTTACGTTCCTAGCCTACCATTTTCACCCAATATCAGCCAGTGCTACAAAGACTTGCGGGCCGTTCCGTGCGGGTCCTTATCACCGGATTGCATCCCCCACGGGTTCGCAGTCACTTTGCCGACTTGGGAGCCTTTCGCGCGAGATAGTCAATGAGGGCGTCGCGAACAATGTCGTCCACGGGTCGCCGCTCAACCCAGTGCTGCTCATCGATGTCGGAGATGAGAGTCTTGGGGAGACGGAACTTGACAGTTGCCTTGTCGCTAACAGGTCGAGCCATGATAAATCCAGCCTTTCAAACTTTAAGTGTGAATGTAGTGTCCTTGAGGACTACGCCTCCAGGAACCCTTGTGGGAATAAGTTTACCACCCCATTGGCCTCCCGTCAACATGTCATCCAAAGTTAATGTGGCGGCCACTGAGCGGGGCATTCCCGCGATATGTACGTCCAGTTTACCATCAATCTCTTCTGCGTATTGCTTTGCTCGAATGTAAACAGATTTTGTGAAGTTTCCCTCGTGCTTCCATGCGCCTAGTTCAACAGGGTCAACCCACAAGGTCTCTGGCGGCGTAGTTGGTCCCACAAGGTGTAATGAATCGGTGTCTGCGTAAGCGAAAGTTTCATAGTTATCTTGCGCTGCATTTATCGTCTTGCTTCGAGCGTGTGCTGTAATAAACACTCCCATTGGTGTATACACGGGATCTCGCGTTTCCATTTCATTCATCTCTAGCGAGACTCGATTGTCTTTCAAAACGGGGTGCTTTCCCGTGATATCAGGGTTCGTAGCGAACTTTCCATAAAGACTGTTAAGGTGTAGTTTAGCAATTTGACGTAAGCCGCCAGTGCTATTCTTTTTAATTTCCATAAAATGGTCTACGTATTCATCAAAAAATCCGTGCGAACCCCTGAACTCAAAAGTTCCATTCCATGAAAGTATCTTTAAGTCGTAATGTTTCTTCCAGAGTTCTATGTCAATGTTTGTTGCAACAACTTCAGTTGGCTCATTAATTTCAGTAAGGTATTCAGTGGGATTAAATGTCAAATTCTTTTTAATTTGAATGCATGGAATGTGGTTTGGTTTTAACTTCGCCTTAATTGTGATAGACGAAATGTAAAGAGGTCTTTGAGTTGTGGGACCCCCTTCGGAATACATTGGGTCTCCATAGGGGAGAAGTGAGTTACGCATGACCGACGGATAAAGCGAATTAACGTCATAAACACTGCCTTTACCATTGAGTCTCCTAGAGAAGCGCGGGGAGGCGTAGGTAAATCCCCCACGGTATGCCTTCCGGATTTCGGAGTCGATCTCAGGGGATAAGATAGGGAATCTGCGAATAAACAGCTTGCCTGTCATCTTCTTGTATGTTGCTAAAGAGTCTGCGCCTGCGGTCAGTTTTGTCATCTTTTCAGTAAACTGAACCTCTAGCGCTTGGGCGACAATCGCAACATCATTCCTCTGATAGCGCTTCTCCTGTTCTGTTGGAATGTAACCTATTGGTCTAATTTTCTCATAATCAATCTCAAGTTTTTGGTCATGAAGATTGAATGCCTTAGCGATTGCTGACACGGACATAGGAAGTTTCTTGAATGAGTCGCGAAACTCGATCCTGTATCCGGTCTCAAACACGACCGTGATTGAATAAAATTGTCCCATCCGAGAAATGAGAGATGAAAACTGTTTTACGCCAGGATTCTCTTTAGTCCAACTATATCCATGCTTAAGAAGCCAGTCTAGAATAAAAATCCCGTCAAACTTAAGGTTGTGAAAATATATGTGCGCGGCTCGTTCTGCAATGTGATGCATAAATCCATCAAGGGAAGTTCCGTCCACGTAGTCGGACAATTTCCCCACCTTAATAATGCCCCATGACCAAACTCGACAATCCTCTTCTTGAGTAGTTGTCTCAAAGTCGGCGCAGTATGAAGGAATCTTCTTGTGACTACGCCTAATGCTTCTTCCGGCGACGGTTGCGGCGCTTGTTGATTGGCGAGCCACTAAAATCGTCCTCCGGTCTAATCTTCACTGACTTAATGTCTTCAAGTAGAGAAAGTGTCTCAGAATGCGCGTTCTCTACGTCGTCATACCACACGTCCTCATTCGCTCTTCGCTTCTCGAAATAGCCTTCTTTTGCTGCCTCATACATAAGCGATAGTTGATTAGCAAAATCGCCATTAACAGTCCACATGAGCCACAGGACGTCATCGGGAATATCAGTCAAAATGTCGTAAAGCGCAGGGTCGCCAATCACGTCAAGCATGGCGGCGATCTGTTGCTTGGCCGCCGTAAGTTTCTCGGCCTTTGCTGCCTTCGAAAGATTGTCGAGAATAGAGGTCGTCTTTTCTCGCATGGCTTCAGCAGAATCAAAGTGAATCGTTCGCTTATTTGGGTTCATGCGCTCAAGGGCGTAGTGTGAGCCTCCGCCTAAATAAGTCTTGCTGGGCCTGAAGTCGCGAATCCAGTCGCCAACGGTGATGTCACCCATATATGGCAGTTTTGTTCCACTCACGGTACGCTCGTAGGCTGCTATGTCATCATTATAGCGCTGAACAGCATGCTTATAACGACGAACGTCTTTAGCAGAAATGGGATTACCTTTACTGTCAGCAAAATACCAAACACTATCAGAATTATTAAACTCACTAAGACGCTCAAGTTCTCTCGCTGCATTCTTCAACGTCACCTTTCCAACCGCAGACTTACCCAGCGGATCATACTTAGTACCCCGAATATCTGCGCCATCACGGCTAGTAGCCATCTTATACATTTTACGAATAGCACGATCTCGCTCACCTTGAAGTAACTCGCGTGCCTTATCTAACTCGGAACGATGCTGTCTTTTTGCGTCAGCCTTCATGGAACCCATCTTCACGGGCCCCGAAGTCATCTCTCCCAACGTGTCGGGCAGACCTAGGTTGCCCGACAAATTCAAGCCGCCAACAAATTCCCTAATGTCAGCAGCCGTATTACCAACACGCTTGGCGCCACGCTTAAACGACCTATGATGCTTAGCCCAGTGAGACTTAACCATAACAGAAACCCCCTGCCCCCTAAGGGGCAGGGGGCGTCACCATTCTATCCGACTCAGGCCAGCGTCACGGTCGTGTACTCACGACCACGCCCAGACTTCGCCGAACCAATCTCCACGGCCACCGGCTCCGGCCACGACTTCACATCACCCAGAATATCAACCAGACGCTGAATCTGAGCAACAACCGTCTGAGACGAAGTCCCATACGCCGCACCATCCTTGTCGATCACCGTGATGGCCCGACGCGTCTCGACCTCGCCAGTGTCAGTGTCGACGACGTCATCCTCGGTAATTACAATGTCCTTGATCTCAATCTTCTTGCCCCGCAGTTCCTTGAAAGAAACAGCAGAGTTCTGAGCAGTGAAGAAAGCCTTCTTTCCGGCAAAGTCGTCAGAGAGAGAAGAGTAAACAACAGCCATGATCATTTCCTTTCGTGTATGGCTCAATTTCTATTCGGTGATCTGGTATTGCCCGTCCAGCCGGGAATCTATTAAAAGAGTGTGGGGTCGTCTTCGTTGTGAAAAACCACGGGTGCTTCAAGCATGAAAGTTGCCGCCTCGCAAATCATTCTCTCCTCATTGTAGTCATGAGGAAAATGTAGTGTGCCCTTTTGTTTTCCATTGTATGTGACTGCGTAATTATTTCGAAGGCGATTCTTAATGATCGTCCCGTGGTAACCGGACACGTAATACTTCTTCACATGTCGATTCGAGGTCTTAAACTTTCGGACTCGTTTAACCTTGTAGTCAAGAGTCGAAGAATAAATCCTCACGAAAAAACCATTACCAGTATCAGGAAAAGAGCCATCCACAGCAACCAACCCCCAATCCTAGGCGCAGCCTTCGCAGCAATCATGCCCCCAGCGACACCGACAGCAACCCCGCCCGCACTAAGGCGATTGCCATGAGCCCGCACGTCAGCAGGAGAGTAGTTCGCATAAGTGCCAACATCATTCTGTCGCTCATATTCGTCCGCTCCCATTTCCTTGTCCATCCAAATCCATTCACCATTAATTAATTCCCACATTGTGTTCACCTCTTGGTGCTGCGATAAGTAGTTCTTCGTAGAGGTCAAGTGTGTCGAAGATTTCTTCGTAGAAAACCGGTGTGTATAGCCATTTATATCCTAACTGGAAGAATTGGGTTTTCTCGTTATAGGAGAGGCTAATCTTGTGTCCGTTAATGATAAAGAATACCGTCCGAGACATCCTTCCGTAGTAATAGTCGGTCCAATATCCAATCGCAGCCTTCAGTCGTTTGTGTAGTCGCTGTTGGTTCTCTGTTCCGTTCATGTATTAATAATGCGCCAACATTCCTGAGATGTCAAGTTGTCTGCATGTGAACCATACCACACAACCCATAAGCACGCCCATTGTCCAGACAATAGGTGTGCCTATTTATGTGTGCCGTACCTC